CTTACCTCTTTGCGCTAGTGAGACAAACTATGCAAAAAATGCATAACCTTGGATCTAAGGGTTTCTACTACTGTATGGAAGGCCAGGCTGCAGGGATGTACAGTACTGGACCAAAACACAGTAGGGTTTACCCTAATAGGGTTAGTACCTAGGGGTTTACCCTTAAGGGTTTCTACGTAAGGGTAGGGTTTACCAGTAAGGGTTTACCCCCCCCTATCGATAAATGGAGGGGGCGCTGTGGCAGGGGACATAAACAGATATCCCCCTATCGATTAGAGCTAAGACCCCCACCCACCCCCTATCAGGAATAAAAGAGTCCTCCAAAAAATTTTTTTATAGTTTAGAATTTGTAGACATTAAATCAAGGAGAAGATATGGCAGGATTTCCTATGAGGAGAGCGTTGGAGAAGAAGATAGAGAGTCTGGGAGGGATAGAGTTCGTTACTGCCCACATAAGCCAAGGAATGACGATAGGACGTTTGGCTGAGTTCATAGAGTGTTCTAGACCGATGTTGTCTTTTTGGATAAACCATACTGATGAGCGTAGGGATGCGGTCCTGAAGGCTAGAAAGTTAAAGGCTGAGAAACTGGCTGAAGAGGCTCTAGAGATTGCGGATGAGGCTGATGAGACTTCTAACAGTGGAGTGAATAAGGCCAGGTTGCAAGTGGACACAAGAAAGTGGATGGCCTCTAAGCTTGATCCTGAAAACTATGGAGACACTGCTAAAACCCAAGTGAATATCTCTTTGGGTGACCTCCACCTCCAAGCTTTAAAGCACATGGGTAAAGTGCAAGAAGTGACCACACTGGAAAACAATGAATAACCCCTTTATCCAGTTCATCACCCTTTATAGGACTGATCCTGTTCTTTTTGTCAAAGAAGTACTTGGAGTAGAGCCTGATGAATGGCAGCAAGACTTCTTAAATGCTGTAGCCTCTGGTGAGCGGAAGATATCAATTAGGTCTGGTCACGGGGTTGGTAAGTCAACTACCGCTAGTTGGGCTATGTTGTGGTTTCTTTTAACCAGATATCCCGTCAAAGTAGTGGTGACTGCCCCTACTTCTGCCCAACTTTATGATGCTTTGTTTGCCGAACTAAAGAGATGGGTCAAAGAACTACCCCAACCTATCCAAGAGCTACTTGATGTCAAACAAGAGAGGATAGAACTTAAAGCTTCCGCTACTGAGGCGTTTATCTCTGCCAGAACGAGTAGAGCTGAACAACCTGAAGCTCTACAAGGTGTTCACTCTGATAACGTGATGTTGGTAGCAGACGAGGCTTCTGGCGTTCCTGAAGCGGTGTTTGAGGCCGCTGCTGGTTCTATGTCTGGTCACAACGCCTTAACGATCCTTCTGGGCAACCCTGTGAGGTCTTCTGGCTTCTTCTTTGAGACACACAACAGACTAAAAGACGAATGGTGGACTAGACGAGTCTCCTGTCTGGACTCTACCCGTGTCAGTAAAGAGTATGTTCAGGACATGAAATCCCGCTATGGCGAGGAAAGTAATGCTTATCGGATTCGTGTTCTAGGCGAGTTCCCCCGTAGTGATGATGACACCATCATTCCTATGGAGCTACTTGAATCTGCCAAACATCGAGACACAAGAGCCTACGAAGATGCTCCTATAGTCTGGGGATTAGACGTAGCCCGTTTTGGTTCCGACTCGTCAGTTTTGTGTAAGCGTCAATCTAACGTGGTCCAGACTCTAGAGCGGTGGAGGAATCTTGACCTGATGCAGTTAACAGGTGCTGTGGTTGCTCAATATGAAGCTTGTGACCATAAGAATAGACCTGCTGAGATTCTGGTTGACTCAATTGGTCTGGGAGCAGGTGTTGTTGACCGACTAAGAGAATTAAAGCTTCCTTGCCGTGGGATTAACGTGTCTGAAAGTCCTGCAATGGGTGGTACTTATCTGAACCTAAGAGCGGAGTTGTGGCATAAAGCCAAGGCTTGGCTAGAGAAAAGAGACTGCAAGATCCCTAATAACGAAGATTTAATCGGAGAGCTTGCAACTGTAAGGTACACCTTTACCTCTAACGGCAAGATCAAGATTGAGTCTAAGGATGATATTCGCAGGAGAGGACTTAAATCTCCTGACATGGCTGATGCTTTTGTGTTGACATTTGCCTCCGATGCCGCCACCATCTCATGGGGATCAAACAATTCTTGGGGTAAACCTATTAAAAGGTTAATCCGAGGACTTGTCTGATTGCCGTTGCCACTTTGAGCTACCTAATACGTAGCTCTTTTTTTGTTTAACACAATATGTTACTATTGAGCAACCTTTCTGGAGATTTCTATGAAAATGGACGATGCTGCTAAAAAGATTAGCAAGGTAATGGGTGAATACAAAGATAAGAAGCTCAAGTCTTCTTCTGGTCAAAAGGTTAAATCCCGTGACCAAGCCGTTGCGATTGCAATGAGCGAAGCTCGTGCTATGCCTAAACGTGGAAGTCGTACTGCTACTAATCGGAGCAAGAAATGAAACAAGGTCTTTACGCCAACATCAATGCCAAACAAGAGCGCATAAAGGCTGGCTCCAAGGAAAAGATGCGTAAGCCTGGCACTAAGGGCGCTCCTACTGCCAAAGACTTTAAACAAGCGGCTAAGACTGCTAAGAAAAAATGAGTGCGGCTTGGACTCGCAAAGAGGGTAAAAACTCTAAAGGTGGTCTTAATGAAAAAGGCCGTAAGTCCTATGAGCGAGAGAATCCAGGCAGTAATCTAAAAGCACCAGTAAAGTCTGGTGACAATCCAAGAAGAGCTTCTTTTCTTGCTCGAATGGGTGGTATGCCAGGTCCTGAGAGAAAACCCGATGGAAGTCCCACTCGTTTGTTGCAAAGCCTACAAGCTTGGGGAGCAAGTTCAAAGGCTGATGCAAAGGCAAAGGCTAAAGCAATATCTGCTAGGAATAAGAAATGAAATGCCCTATAGCAACCTATGACATTGAGTTCAACTTAAAGAATCGTAATTGGGCAATCAAGAATGTTGACTATGGTCCTGCTAATCCTGAAGAGGAAAACGAAGAGTACTGGCAGAACCTTGCTGATATGTGGGCAGTATCTCTAGATGATGTTCAAGAGATGCGATGCGGTAATTGCGCTGCCTTCATTCAAACCCCTGAGATGCTAGACTGTATCCTAAAAGGTATTGATGAAGAAACTGATGGCTATGCCAAAGATGTCCAAGGTGCGGCTAATTTGGGTTACTGTGAGCTGTTTGACTTTAAATGTGCAGGTGAGCGTACTTGTGCCGCATGGTTATCTGGTGGACCTATCACCAAGAAAATGACCAAGAATCAGCAGAATATGTTGATGATGGCTAAAACAGAATACGAAATGGATGAGGAAGAATAATGGAAGCCTTACTTGCCGCCTTTATGGAATCGCTTAAATCAGCCGCCACCGAAGGCGCTATGTCAGAAGCAGTTGCAGGTGGTGGTGCAGCGCCAGCATCTATGGGTGCTGAATTTGGCAACTATATGGGCAGTATGGTTAACCAACAAATTAACCCAACAGTAGAAGCCTTTAAAGGCATCACAGATCCAAACGCCACAATGGGCGATATGGCTAAATCTACATTTAAATACTCTTTCAATCCTAAAGAAGATGAGAAATCTCTCATGCTCCCGCAAGCAGGTATGGCATATGGTGGTATGGCTAACAATTACGTTGGTGGCATCCCTTCTTTACTACAGAATACTGGCTCTGGAATCCTCCCTTATATCGGCTCACGATAAGGAAATAATATGCAAGAAAACCCAATGTTGATGGCAGAAACCCTCCAAGGCCAAATGGAGGAAGATGAGGTAATGTCTGAAGAACAACTTCAGGGCGTTATCTCTGCCGAAATTACTGATGCAATATCCTTCATTGATGATGACATTGGTGGCAATCGAGCATTAGCAACTGAGTACTATTATGGAGATCTCTTTGGTGACGAAGAAGATGGTCGTTCACAAGTAGTCTCAATGGATGTACGAGATACAGTACAAGGCATTTTGCCAAGCCTGATGCGTATTTTCTTTGGTCCAGAGCGTGTGGTTGAGTTCGCCCCACAAGGACCTGAAGATGTTCAGAATGCTGAACAAGCTACAGACTATGTTGACTTCATCTTCAAACGGGATAATCCTGGCTTTAAGATCCTCCACTCAGCATTTAAAGATGCTTTGGTACGCAAGTGCGGTATTGTGAAGTACTGGTGGGATGAGTCTGTTGAAGTTCGTGCAGAGTCATTCTCTATGCTTGATGAACAAAGCATGATGATGTTGACCAGCGATCCCAATGTAGAGATCTCTGCGGTGCGTGAGTATCCAGTTCCTGGTACTGAGCCAATGAATGAAGCTCAAGGCATTATGACTCCACCACCCATGATGTACGATGTGGAGATCAAGCGCAGAATTAAATCTGGCAAGGTCAAGATTGAGGCTTTGCCACCAGAAGAGTTCTTGATTGACCGCAGAGCTAAGTCCATTGAGGATGCTACTTTTGTTGGTCACAGAACCATGAAGACTGTTTCCGATCTAGTCGCTATGGGTTATGACTATGAGGAAATGGTTGAGCAATCTGGTAATGGTAATGACTTTGACAACAACCAAGAATACACTTCTCGCAACCCATTTGCCGTAATCAGTACTGCAAACAATGGTGATCCATCAAGCAAGAGTGTTATGTACATTGAGGGCTACTTAAAGGTAGACTTTGATGGCGATGGCATTGCTGAAATGCGTAGGATTTGCACCATTGGTACAGGTAATAAAGTTATCCGCAATGAGATAGTTTCTGAGCGACAGTTTGCTGACTTCTGCCCAGATCCAGAACCCCACACATTCTTTGGTATGTGTCCTGCCGATGTCGTTATGGACATCCAGAGAATCAAGTCCAATGTTCAGCGTGGCATCCTAGACTCCTTGGCTCAATCTATCCACCCCCGTACAGCAATTGTTGAGGGCCAAGCCAACATGGAAGATGTCCTTAATACGGAAGTTGGTGCAGTTATTCGGATGAGAGCGCCAGGCATGGTTCAGCCTTTCACCACTCCATTTGTTGGACAAGCCGCATTCCCAATGCTTGACTACTTGGATGACATTAAACAGACCCGCACAGGCATTTCTAAAGCTGCCGCAGGGTTAGATGCAGATGCTCTCCAAAGCACCACCAAAGCCGCTGTATCAGCCACTGTCAATGCCGCACATCAGCACATTGAGATGATTGCCCGTATCTTTGCTGAAACTGGCTTGCGTAAGCTGTTTACTGGCATCCTGAAGTTGGTTGTTGAAAACCAAGATCGTGCCCGTATGGTGCGTTTGCGTAACACCTTTGTTCCTATTGACCCAAGATCATGGGATGCAAAGATGGATGTAATCGTTAATGTTGGTGTTGGTGATGGCACTATTGAAGACAGAATTAATATTCTGAATCAGGTAGCCGCCCGTCAGGAAATGTTGATTGAAAAGACTGGTCCTAATAATCCTGTTGTATCAATACCACAGTACACCAACACATTAACTAAGATGTTGCAGTTGGCAGGAATTAAAGATTCGGCTAATTACTTCAATCAATTACCTAATGATTTCCAGTTGCCAGAACCACCTGCTCCAAAGCCAACTCCAGAGGAGATATTGGCTCAAGTACAGGCACAATCTATTCAAGCTGATATTCAAAAGAAAGCCGCTGAATTACAGTTAGATCGTGAAAGAATGCTCATGGCTGATGATCGTGAAAGAGATCGTATTGAACAAGATGGTATTTTGCGTAGATATGAGCTAGAATTGAAATATGGTGTACAAATTCAAAGTGCGGAAATAGATGCCGCAATGAATCGTGACCGAGAATTAATTCGCCAACAAGCTGCAATGAGCCAGACGCAAGTCCCTCAACAGCCCCAACCAATGATGTAAATGGACGATCTAGAAATTAACCTCGCAAGAGGAGACAGAGCCAGACTACTTCTTGAGGATGAACTCCTCAATGAGATGTTAAAGCGAATTGAAGATGACTGTTATCGTGAAATCAGGTCTTCCAAATTGATGGAAGGTCCTATTAGAGAGCAAGCTTATTTGCTTTTGACCACGATAGACATCTTAAGAGCTAAGTTACGCTCTGTCATGGATACAGGCAAGATGGCAGAAGTTGCCCTTGTTCGCAGACGGGGAAGACCCCCGAAAGCAGAATGATTGTTAAACTAAGAGGTAAATATGTCCGATAACGCACAAGCAGTCGGTTCGATTACAGTAAATCAAGCAGCGCAAAGCTTTGCTTCCATGCTAGACGCTCAAGAGGGTGTTGACACTGGTGCAGAGGCGCAACCAGAGGAGGAGCAATCCGAATCTGAGTCTGATGAAGTGGAAGGTGCGGAGCCGCAAGACGAAGCATTGGAATCTTCTGAGGAAGTAGAGGCTAACGAGGAGGAATCCGAGGAAGAAGCTCCAAGGGATGAGAAGTTTATCGTCAAAGTTGATGGTAAAGAAATCGAAGTCCCGAAGGAAGAACTTATCCGAGGTTACCAACGAGAAGCTGACTACACACGGAAAACGCAGAAACTGGCAGAAGAGCGCAAATTTGTGGAGTCTGAGTTTCAGCAAGTACGTGCAGAGCGTGAAACATACGCACAGGTATTAGGACAATTACAGCAAAAACTGCAAGAGTTTGAGCCGCAAGAGCCTGATTGGAATCGTTTAGAAGTTGAAGACCCGACTGAATATGCCCGTCAATGGACATCACATCAGCGCAGACAACAACAGAAATTCGCAGTCCAAGCAGAGCAGATGCGACTTAATCAATTGCGAGAAGTTGAAATGCAAAAGCAGATCAATACTGTTTTGGCACAGGAAACTGCAATTTTGAAAGAGAAAATTCCAGAGTGGACTTCTCCAGAGAAAGCCAAAGCAGAAGGAAAAGCTTTGTTGGAGTACGGGCAGCAGTTGGGCTTTTCAGAGCAGGAACTGAACACAATTACAGATTCACGGGCATTACTGGCGCTTCACAAAGCGTGGAAGTATGACCAGATGATGAGTAAACGTCCAGAATTCCAAGCGAAGATTAAAAAAGCACCAAAGATGGCAACTCCAGGTTCAACAGGTAGCGTAAGTTCTAAGTCTAGTGATATAAATAACGCAAAAAAGCGTCTTGCACAAACTGGAAGCGTCAGAGATGCCGCATCCCTTTTCGAGAAATTTATTTAAGGATTTATCATGGCTGCTATTACCAATACCTATACCCGATTTGACGCTAAAGGCGTTCGGGAGGACCTTTCCAACGTTATTTATCAGATCTCTCCAGAAGAGACTCCATTCATGTCTAACATTGGTCGTGAAAACGTTACCAATACATTCTTTGAATGGCAGACAGATGATTTGGCCGCTGCGGTTACAACCAATGCACAGATCGAGGGCGATGACATCACCTCTTTCACAGCAGTTACAGCTACAGTTCGTTTGGGCAACTACACCCAGATTAGCCGTAAGGATGTAATCATTGCTGGCACTTTGGAAGCTGTTGACAAGGCAGGTCGTCGCTCTGAGTTGAGCTACCAAATGGCTAAAAAATCTGCGGAAATTAAGCGTGACATGGAGGCCACAATGTTGGCAAACCAAGCCGCTGCCGCTGGTTCTACATCTGCCGCTCGTAAGACTGGCGCTTTGTTGGCCTTCTTGAAGACCAATACAAACGAAGGTTCTGGTGGTGGTGATCCTTCATACACAACCATTCCTGATGCAGCTCGTACTGATGCTACAACCACTAACTTGCGTTCATTCAGCGAGACATTGCTGAAAGACGTAATTCAGAAGGTGTGGACAGAAGGTGGCTCACCATCTATCGTTATGGCTGGTCCTGTTAACAAGCAGAACTTGTCTAAGATGGCTGGTATTGCTGGTCAGCGTTTCAACGTTACTGGTCCTAAGCCTTCCACCATCATCGGGGCCGCAGATATTTATGTTTCCGATTTCGGTAACGTGAGTATTGTTGCCAACAGGTTCCAACGTGAGCGTGATGTTTTCGTGCTTGATCCTGAGTACGCAAGCGTTGCTTTCCTGCGTCCCTTCCAGACAGTTGAACTGGCTAAGACAGGTGATGCTGAGAAGCGTATGCTCTTGTGCGAGTGGGGCTTGAAGATCAAGAACGAGAAGGCTCATGGCGCTGTCTATGACCTGAACTCAACAATTCAGAGCTAATCTGAAATACAAGGGGTGGGCTAATAACCCACCCTTTTTTTTATGACTACAAAAATCTTTGACGTAAACTCAGAAATGGGAACCAAAAAGCTTTGGCATTACGATGCTGAAAAAGATGAGGCAACCATTGAAACAATTATTGATGCTACACAAGTAGTAGAAGCCAATAAAGAGAGATTTAATTCTTTTGATGAACGGGCTAATTGGAATGGAGATATGCACCATGTGGCATCTATCCCAATGGCTTTGTATTATCAAATGAAAGCCGAAGGTAAACTTGATGACCAAGCTTATATGAAGCGTTGGCTCAATGACCCTGATAATCGTGCATTTCGCACAAGACCTGGAGAAGTTTAATGGATAGTAAGACCATTGGAATTTTGGTTCCAACACGGGATTTTGTTAACTCTGGATTTGCTTTTGATTTAGCCAGATTGGTTGGATTTACAGTAGGTACATCTCACCACAAAGTAGTGATCTACACTAGCTCTGGCACATTATTGTCAGCACAGCGTCAGGACCTTGCTAGGGATGCCGTTGCCGCTGAATGCACACATACGCTATGGCTAGATAGCGACATGAGATTCCCCAAAGATACTATCTTGCGTCTTTTGAAGCACGATACTGGAATTGTCTGTGGAAACTATGCCAAGCGTAGATTTCCGACTGAGCCAATTGCGGTGAAAAAAAATACCCCAGATATGGATGCAACATTTGTCAATCGGGTATATACTGAAGATAATTCAACAGGGCTTGTTGAAGTAGACTACTGCGGAATGGGTGTAATGCTCGTTAAATCCGAAGTCTATAAATCTATGGAATATCCTTGGTTTGCTATCCCTTGGGTTCCCGCTGCGGAAGACTACATTGGTGAAGATGTCTGGTTTTGCCGTAGAGCCGCCCAAAATGGGCATAAAACATATGTGGATCAAGATCTTTCAAAGCAGATCTTCCATATCGGGACGTTTGAATACAAACATGAGCATACACTAGCGTGTAGGGATGTAGAAAATGGCACTTGACACTTTTGCAGGGCTAAAGACAACGATAGCAGATTATCTGAACAGGGATGATCTGACTTCTATTGTTCCTAGTTTTATTACTCTTGCAGAGGCTAAATTTAATCGTAAGTTGCGTACCCGCCAAATGATTAAAAGGGCTACTGCAAGCATTGATACGCAATATTTTGCTTATCCTGCAGATTGGTTGCAAGCCAAAGAATTCCAACTAAATACGAATCCCATTGTCAGACTTGAGTTTGTAACTGAAGCTTATGGTGATAATTTAAAGGCAAATAACTATGTTGCTTCTGGAAAACCAGCATATTACACAATAACTGGTACTCAGATAGAAGTAATCCCAACACCAGATGGAACATACACTGGTGAACTGACATATTATGCTAAGATTGCTGCGCTAAGTGATTCAAACACAAGCAACTGGCTATTGGCATACGCCCCAGACTTGTACTTGTATGGTGCTTTGATAGAAGCAACTCCATACTTAAAAGACGATGAGCGTCTGGGTACATGGAGTCAACTATACGCAAACACATTAAGCGACATTGAGATTGCAGATCAAAGGGCATCTGTTTCCTCAACTCCTCTTGTTCGAGCCCGTTCTTTTGGATAAAAAATGTCATCATTTAGCGATTACACAGAAAATCTAGTACTGACCTATTTGTTTACAAATGGTTCAGTTACCCGTCCAACAGCCTGGTATGTTGGTTTGTTTACTGCCGCTCCTAGTGATACAGGTGGTGGTACTGAAGTTTCTGGCAATGCTTACGCCCGTGTTGTTACTGGCACTATCTCAGGTTCTGGTACTGCTACTACTTTTAGTAACGCTGCCGCAATTGAGTTTGCTGCCGCTTCTGGTGGTA